ATTTTTTTTGCCACGCTTGCCCCCTTTGAAATCGTTTATTATCCAACCGATAAACCACGAAACGGCCGCAAACATCGCAAACACAACAAACCACAATATATCGCTCATTTTTGCTCTCCGTATTTCGCTTTTTCATAGAAGTCAATCAACGGCGTTACTCTTTTTTGTAGCTGCTTTATTCTACTGTCAAGCTCTCGCCACTGATGTTCGACATCTTCGAGGTCTGACCGTTTGACCGCCATTCGGTATCCTTTGCTGTCCGACGTGCTTATAATCGGTTTTTTTGTCGCAAGCACGCTCATTATGTCCCTCGCCTGTCGTTCGCTCTTTACTCCGCACACTTCGCAGACTTCTTCGAGGGTAAGCGTTCGGCCGTCCCTCATTTCTGCCCACAAAGCATTGACCTTTTCTTTCATATTGTCCGTTATAGGTTTTTCGCACTTCATAAGTAACTTCTCCCGATTAAAGCTCGGAACTCTTCCCTGCTGTGTTCTTTTTCGAATCGCCGTTGAAACTCCTCTTTCAACCGCAAGTCCATTTCACGGTTTCCGTGGACGGAGTTTTTTCCGCCCATATTGTGATGATAATTGCACAAACGAACCGTGAAGCCGTATTTTTCCGAAATCGCCCTTTTTGCCGTTCCAAAATAAACGTGGTGAGTGCACTCGGCTAGACGGCCGCAAAAATAGCACCTATCCATTAGACCACTCCTTGTTGATTTGCTCTTGCAAAATCTTTATATAGAGTTTTGTCGCGTTTATGCACTCAAGGTTCGCCTCGTATATCGTCTTTGCAACGTCCCTTTGAAAACGTTTCTCGGCCACGCTCGGGATTCCGTAGCAGATTTTGTCGATAACTCCGACGGCTTGCCCCTCGTCCCTTAACTTCAAAACTTCCTGCCGCAAAAGGACTTTATAATCGCGTTCAGCGGCGGCAAACGCTGTTCCGCTTTTGCGAAGCTCTTTCACCGCCACCGTCAGCTCTTTCATTTTTTGTTCAAGCTCTTGTGTTATATCCATACTCTAAAACGGACAATCTTCCGCCCTGACTTCCACTTTCGGCAAGCTTTCCGCCTTTTGACACTTCATGCAAAGCGGCCTGCCGTATCTTTTCAACGAATAATTGTAAACCGCAGGGGAGATGTTTTCGTCGCAGTCAGCGCAAAATCCTTTCCTGTATTCTTCTTGCGGCTTTTCTTCACCGTTCGCCGTTACTTCCACAAAGTCCGCATTTTCGACTTTCGGCTCTGCTTTCGGTTCGGCTTTTTTCTCCGTTTTGGCGACCGCACCGTCTTTCGGATAGCTGAAAACGATTGCGTTTTTTTCGTCGGCAATCTTCAAAAGCGAGATTTTGCCCGATTCGTTGTAGCCGATTTCCCAAACGCGATACTTTTTCCACGGCTCGGCCATTGTCCACTTTTCTTTGCCTGCCGCTGTCTTCGTCCGTTTAACAGGGACGGAAATCCCTATTCTTGGAGCAGTATAAAGCTCACGACCGATTCCCCACTTAAAGCCAGCTCGTTTGAATGCGTCGGAAGCCTCGGCCTTGTACTTGTTGTCATCGGTTTGCTGGCTTTCAATTCCGCAGTCGGTTTTTGCAACGTTTCTGCCGTCGATGTAAACCGTGATTGTGCAGAACAGCTGTTCGCCGATTCTTTCGTATTTATCCGACCAGTTTTCCGCACCGAACACTTCGTCCAAAATGTCCATATCCACTCTTGCCGTCTTATAAAGCAAAAGCATTGCCGTTCCGTTTTCGCCCTCTTTGTAAGGCTGTTTGATTTCCGAAACACGCACTTCGATTTCGTCCGCCCTCAACTTTCTGATAGTTCCCATTTTTCGTTCTCCTTTTATTTTAAGTTTATGTTTGTTCTTTCTTCGAGTTCGCAACCCTCGACAGCCACTCCCATTTTGAGCGACGTTTTGATTTCCGCAAGGTTCGGTTTTTTAACGACCTTTTCGTCGATATAGCAGTCAGGGATAAGCTCCTCGTTTATCACTTTGACCGCCACCGACTTTCTGAAGCCGACCGTAACTCTTGCGCTCTCAAAACTTTTGCCGTTCAGAACCGACGTTAGATAACGCTTTAAGCTGTCCACCTTTTTTTGCTTCTGCTCCGCTCTCTTTTTAAGGTTGTCGCTTTCAGCCTTTAAGGCCGCAATCTCGGCCGTCAAAGATTTGACGTAGCAGCCGATATTTTCGACTTTATCGTCAAACGCAATTGACAAGTCGTCTAAAAGCTGTTTCGCCTTTTCCTCGTCGATTTCGCCCGTTTCTTCGTCGATACACTCCGCATTGTAACCTTTCACCAAAAGCTCCTCAAGAGCCTCGTTTATTTCGTAAAGCTTCATTTCTTAACTATTCTCCTCAATTCCAGTTTATTTTTGCCGTTCGTTTCTATTGCCCAGACCTCGCCTTTCTTTCCGTCAATCTCTTTGAAGATTGCTTTCGGAATCGTGATAGTCGCCTGCCCTGACTTTGTAACTTGCACCGCAACCGTTTTGACCATAGGTTCACCCCCTTTTTTCTTTACTTCCCTTTTATTATATACCATTTCCCGTTTATTGTCAACTATTTTTAATAGTTTTGTTTATAAGTTTTGCCCTTATAAGGTTCGTCCCAGTTCCATTCGTCTGCATCGCCCCAAAGCTTCACACCGTTTTCTTCGCCGAGATACACTTCCGCCCACTCTGGCCGTAGGCTTTCCGCCGCCTTTTTATAGAACGTCAATATATAATTGATGTCAAAAAAGACTTTCGGATTTTCCGAGCGTGCTTTCGGATAGTCTTTTGCGGCCATTTCGCACATTTTCGCCATAACCGCTCCGTCGATGTCGGCCGTGAGAACCTGAATCGAACTCACCGTTGCCGCCGCCTCGTCCCTTGTTTGCTTGCTGTAAAATTGCGGCGTGATAAATCGGCAAAGCGCATAAACAGCTCTCGCCTTGTCCCTCGCCTCGTTCTGCTCCGCAATCTGTCCGTAAAAAGTCGTCAATTCGTTCATAGCTCACCTCATAAGTCTTTCAAGTCTGACAGCCAGTCCGTTTCCGACCTGCCTTTCTTCAGGGCAAAGAACCCTTGCCAACTGTTCATCACCGACTGTTCGATGACGGCCACCGCCTCGCTCTCCGTCTTTGCGAGTTCGTGTAGCTTCTTCACCGCAAGCTCCAGTCCGTGAGTGGTTATCGGCTTTTTAATTGCCTTACGCATTTTGACGAATTCCCTCAACGGCTGTTGAATAGATAGAGGTTGATTTTCAATAACATCGTCAAGCGATTTTTCTTTCGCCTTTCCGACTGGCAGATTTGATGTTTTCTTCTCTTCTTCTTTTTTTATAATTTTTTTATTATCTTCTTTATTATTTATATCTTTATTATAGGGTAAAGTTTCTTTACTACCCCCCTGTAAAGTTTCTTTACTGGGTGGTAAAGTTTCTTTACTGGTGGTAAAATCTCTTAATGCTTCAAGATTTGCCCTATATTCATTATGAATAACGTCGTTTATTTTTTTGCTCGTTTTAATTATTAAATCCATCGCTTGCAATTCGGCAAGTGCTTTGTCAATTGTAGGCTTTGTTGCCCCTGTAAAGTCGCATAAGTATTGCCTGCTCCCATTAAAAGAACTTTCTCCGTCTTGCGAAAATCCATAAATTATAGCATAGACATTAAGGGCTGTTCCTTTTAGTTTCAATCGATTCAACATCCACCCTGTTATTTGAAAGTAGTTATTGTCTAAAACTTTTGACATTTTTAGCTCCTTTTTATATAATAAACCCCTCTGCTACTCACGGTGGCAGCCGATTTCGCAGAAGGGAAATATTAACTATTTATTGATTTTTCCGATAGCCGCTGCCACAACTACCCTTTGATTATACCACAACCGCCGCCGATTGTCAATGCTTTTTCCGATAATTATAACCGTTGCGGCCAAATTTTACGATAGAAATGTAGCGGTCGTGTTCTTTTTTCTTCTTTAACAGCTCCCGATACTTCAGAAACTCTTTATACTCCTCGCAATCGCAATGGCAATATAAGCTCCGATTCGGGCAGTCTTTACAAGGTGCAACCATTTTTGTCAACCCCCTGTTGCAGGACTTTTTCCAAAATGCCATAAGCAAAGTCAATCTTTTCAAGCTCCTCACGGCTTGCGGTTTTCGCTCTTTGCCTCAAAAAGAACTTTTGATTTTTTATAGCCATCGTCAGAAGCTCGAACCTTTCGGCGTTCCGCTCCGTCTTTGCGATGTCGGCCATTATGACCTCATATTCGTGTTGAAACTTTTCCATTATAAGCACCTCTCCACAATATAACCGTTTCCCCATTCGATTCCGTCGCCGTCGCCTTCTTTCGCTTCTTCGGCCGTCCATTTATAGCCTGTCTGATAAGTAAGACTTTTTGCTACCCCTGCCCACGAGGTCGCCCTCGTCGGGAAAATGCTTGCGTCGCCCGTCCTGATAAGCTCTTCAAGATGAACGACATCGCTCTTGCAATGCTCCCTTGCATACTTTTTGAGTAAATGTTTTTCTTCGGTGGTCAGTTCTCTGTAAACGTACATAGTTTATTCTCCTTTTTTCGCTAATTCTTCTTTAATCAATGCCTGCCTGAACAGTCGGTTGCCGTTCTCGTCTTTCGCAAAAAGCGACTGCCCGTTGTTTATCCAAACATAGCCGACAGGCTGCGTCATTGTGCCTTTCGTAATCTTCCACCCTTTCGGCATTTCAAAAATTTCAAACTCCGCCAAAAGGTCTCTGCTTTCTTTGCTCATTTCCATTTTATCTCCTTTATTCTTCGTCGGTGTTGCAACCGGCCATAGAATGCTCTTTGTTTGTTTCTTTCATTTTTGCGATGAGGTCGTTTATCATTTCGACCAACTTTGCGGCTTTTTCCGTGCCTTCTTTCGCCCAAATTCTGCCCATTTTGTTGACAGAGAAGAACGTGTCTTTGTACTTTGCAAATTCGCCGAACTTGCCGTCAGACGTTCCGAAAGTCCAGTAATCGCCGCCGTCGGCAGGAACGCTGATAAAACCGTTCTCGTTTGCGGTAAGATAAAAAGCGAGCTTTTCTTGCGCTTTTCTTCCATAGCGGTAAAACTCGTTCGTGCCTGCGTTGATGTAAGAATGGCATTTATACATTTTGATTTCTCCTTTTTTGGTTTGTTTGGCGACAACCAGTTTTGCGTTCCGAGGTTTCCCTCAACCTCTTTACAATTATATTATACGCCCTTTTTTGTAAAAAGTCAACTATTTTTAATAGTAAAATATACAACATTTTGAAATATTTTTGCAAAAAAAAGCCACCCTGTTGAGAGCGGCTTTTTAAGGAGGAGAAATGAGAACCTTTGCGAAAAGTTCAATGTAACTTACATCTCTTTTCATTATATTCCGTTTTTCTTGTGTTGTCAATAGGTAAATCGAAAAAAAGCAAATCCCCACAAAAAAAGTGAGGACTTGCCGAGAGGGATTATAACTGGCTTTCGCCGAGTTCGCTGTTGATGTCGGTCGGAATGGCGTTTTTGTCGCAAAACTGAATAAGCAAGCGACGGCGTTTCTGATAGCGAGTAACGATGTTGTTGTCAACCGCTTCAATGCCTGATTTGGTCGCCATAACGGCCGAGGTTGTCATAGGGATAAGGTCTTTAATGATGTTTGCCACCGTTTCCCACGACGGATTTTGCACGAGCTTCATTGTGAAGTACGACGTAATGACCGCAGTCAGGATATACTTAACGCCTTTAAGGCTGATGTCGTGTCGTTTTTGTGCCGCTTCTGACCGGCCGAGAGAAAAGGCTTTTTCTTTTCCGTCGTCCTGCTCGGTCAAAAGCATATCCGCATTGACCTTTGGTTCTTTCATTTTGTAGGCCTTTATAATGGCCTTTTTCTTTTTCTTTGTTAGCTGATACTTTTTTTCTTCGTCCGATAGCTTTTTATAGTCCACGGACGGCGGCGAAATTCGCCTTATTTGGGCAATATCCATATTTTGGTATATTTCATCAAAGTCGGCATAATCAACGCCCACACGCCCAAGTAGCCTTTTTCTGCGGCCTTTTAAGTCGTTGTCGGCGAACTGAACGCAAAACTCGTCCAGTCCGTCAACCTTTTTGCTGTCTATTATATGTCCGATGAGCTGATTTACGGCGTTTCTTGCGGCCTTTGCCCTCTTCCCTTGCTTCCGTTGCGAAACCGCTCCGAGATAACGCGACGTCCATATAAGCATTGTCAAAGCTCCGTTCGCCGCAAAGTTTACCCAAAACGATTTAGACCGAATGTCGTTCGTTTCGATGACGAAAAAGTTTATCGCCAAAATGCCCAAAAGCAAAACGAACGTTAGCAAGTCAAACATATACTTTCGAAACTCGTTGCCCAGTTTTTCCCTATCCATTTTTTACCCCTCTTGTTTTTGTTTTTTCAGATACTCTCCGATGATGTCCGCGCCCTCTTTGTCGCCCTTGTCCAAAAGGTAGTTACCCACTTTTCCGAGGACGAAAGAGCCGCCGTTTGAAGCGAACCCAACGGCCGTGATAACCCTCAATTCGTCCATTATAGGGTAAAGTCCCCATATAATTGCGAAAAGCAGCCCCCAAAGGACGAACGCGCCTGGATTCTTCATCTTTTCTTTTAAGCCTTTGAGCGCAGGAACGAACGATATAATCGCTATTGCCAAAAAGCCGCCCGACAAGGCTATTCCGCTCGCCGTAGTGTCGCCGCCCTTTTCAACCCAAATCGGAAATTGAGTAGCGGCCGCAACAATCGGAGCGGTTATGGCAAGGACTTTCGCCGAAACGTTGACCGCCTTGCCTTTCGTCGCTCTTTTCATAAACTATCCCTCCCACTCGGTAGGTTTTTTAGGTTGTTCGACCTTGATGTCCTCGGATTGCTTTTTAGCGTCCTCAACTTTGGTTTTCAGCTCGTTGAACTTCTCAACAAGGCTTTCGAGCGAAATCTTCATATCCGCCATTTTTTGGTTGTAGTGGATAGCGTCGCCGAAAAACCCCTCAATGACCGACTTCGTTTCTTCCGTGAGGTTCGAGTGAGCGTAGGCCGTATGGAGCATATTCACGCACGCAATGAGGATTGCTTTCAATTCGGCCTGCTGTTTCGCCTGTGCCTCGTCCCTTTCGTTGACAGCCCCCACCAAAGCAGCAATTTCGCCGTCTATTCGGTCAAACTGCTCCGCATAGCCGTTTAGCTTATCAACAGCCTTTTCGTTCGCTATAATCGCGTCAGAGGTTCGTTTGAAAACACCCTCTTGATTGTTGATATTTTGCGTTACTTTCGCCTTAACAGCAGAAGCAATCGCCGCCGAGGCTAAACCGATTAAACCGCTGACAACGGTCAGGATTTCCGCCTTGTACTTCTCAATCCATTCGGCAAGGTTTTTCGTCTTTTCTTGTTCGTTGAGCTTTTCGATAACGATGTCCGCCACTTTGTCCGCGTCGATTTTTTCGTCATTCTGTTGCTCTTGCTCGACGACCTCTTCTTCGGCATAACATACGACTGGACTTGCCAAAAGTCCAACCATAAGCACGAGCGCAAAGAGAATCGCCATAAGTTTGATAGTTTTTTTCATCATAACACCTCGTTTCCGTCTTGTCTTTTTTCGCACTTTTCAATGCGGTTTTCCAGTTCTTGAAGTTTGCTCTCAAATTCTGCCCTTATCGACCTTTCAAGTCCGTCGATATAGTCGCAGAACCGTTGCCCTCTGAATATAACCATTTCGAGAGGAACGCACTCGTATCTTTGCCCTTTCCCAACCACGATAACGTGGTTAGGAATAGGCTCATTTAGGTTGATAATGTTATAAACAATGTTTTTTTCCATAAGTCGCTCCTTATCTTGCGTTGTTTCTGACCGTATAGGTGAAAAAGATAGGTTTTGTCGGTTTGGTCGTGCACGTTATTGATAATGGCGTTGCAAAGGTTTTTCCGCTTACGATTTTACACCCTGCCGCTTCGAACGTTTCTTTGTCTGTTTCCGTAGCAAACGACAATTTGACTTCGCTGTTCCAAACAACCCCATATTCGATAAGGCTGCTGCTTGCCGAACCGCTGTCAGTCCATTTGAATGTTCCGTCCGTTTCAGGCACCCACTCACTAACCAAAACTGTCGTGCTGTGTTCGGATATGTTTTCTTGTTTGGCAGAAACAACATAAGCCCCTCCTGTTGTTGAACTTCCCACGACAGCCAGATAATAATCTGTTCCTATTAAGAATTTTGCATTGTCGTGTATGAGGTCGCCTGCCGAATCGCTTAAATAGTAAACTGAAGAAGAAACGCCATAGTTCAGTTCTATATAAGAGGTCGTATGTTTAACACTTGTTGGAGCAATTTTGTCCGTGAAAATGGCAACAATATCCGTGCTTAAAATCGTTTCGTCAAACGGAATTCGCACATAATATTCTTTCGGAATCGTAAACACATGAATCGGCAGGTATTCTGCGACGGTTGAAAAATCGGAAAAATACGCAACTGCTCCGTTCAGGCTATATGTCAACGAAGCTTCGGAAGTTATATTCGCCGTTGCCGTTGCTCTATCAACAACAACAAGTGTTTTTCCGTTTACGGCAAATTCTGCTTTTGCAACGGTTGTGCCGTCCGACAAGGTCATAGAAGAAGCCACTGCATAAACTGCCGTTGGTGCTTCCACTGAGGCTCCGTATTGAAGTTTATAGGATTTGCCGACTTCAAACTGCAACATTCCTCTGTTGTCTGCCGCAACTGCCGTGCGAGAACTTGTAGAACCTACGGCATAGTTTTGCGACGTAGTCATTGAAAAGTTCACATCGTTTCCAAGTTTGACGATGTTATTTTCTGTAAAAATAAACCGTTTCCCTTTTACTCCGCCACCAGTTCCAACATCTGACAAGTTCGCAATCTCGACGATTTCCGTTCCCGTTCCGCCGCTGACAGGCCTTTCAAAATATAGCCTTTGTGCGCTCGACCTGACTTGTGCAGGAATAGCACCCGAACCGAACATCTGTTTTTCACCGTTGAAATAGACAACCCTGTTTCCGTTTTCGTTATCTATTGCGTTAGTTTTTATCCCTGCCTGACTTTCAGTTCCGTTAAAGGTCTGCGTTTTAGTAAAAGTGTTCTCTTCCGTAGCCTTAACAAAGCCTGTGATATCCGAGGTTATCCCCTCAACGAACGCCGCGCCCTCTGTCGAAGTTTCCCCGATTTCCAAAGTGGCGGTGATTGCGCTTGTAGGAAGCGTATCAGCCGTAAACGTGAGTTTGCCCGCCTCTTTGTCGATAGTCTTTTTAAGGCCGAACTGTCCTGCAAGTTTGCCGTTTGCCTCGTCCAAAGTGAAACGAACCTCGCTGTTGACTTTGACGTCGGCGTCGGTGTATTGATAAATAGTGGCGTCTACCCGTTGTATTATTATTTCGGTAAAAATTTTAACAACAGGAATAGCGAGGCCTTTAATTTCAAGCCAAGCGGAAGCATATCCTGGATTTACGTTCCAGTTTATTGTAAAAGTATTCCACGTGCTTTCAGTGCCGCTTGCATTTTCGGCTTTTATAAATCCGGAAATTACGCCACCCCCACTGCCTGTCAATGTATACGATGCATAATCGCCGTTGGTTAATTTTAATTTAACAACATCTTGAGGAGAAAAAGAAAACGGAATTTTCCACGTGCTTTCAGTGCCGCTCGTTTCTGTCCTTTCTTTTCCGTTATTCCAGTCAATAGTAGTCATATTACCCCACCCACTCGTCGCCAGTGTTACCGCCTTTTTCTTGTAGGTTTGAGGGAGAGAGGAAGGCTGTGCAATATTCTCAATCGCCGTATTGACATAGCTCTCCGTCGCATAGTTTTTATCGTTTGTTAGTTCGGAAACCTTTGTAGGGATTTTCCCAGTTGTTTCCTTGTTTAGGTTGTCAGCGTAGTCCTTTATGACCGAACAACCCTCTTTGAAATCATCGTAAGCCATTTAAGCCTCCTTTAATTTTTTCAATAGTTGCGGCTCTTAATCTGAAACAATCGCCCCATTTCAAAATGCCGTTATATGAGCCGAGCACGTTTTCAAGGTTTTTGACCTTTCCTCTCAATGCCCTTTTTGTTACCTTTTTTAACTTTTCTTTTGTTCTGCGACGAAGAAGAGTAAACTTTTCAAAGCTTCTATATCCCACGAAGTCAACACCCCTCGCCGCTATCGGAAAAACCTGCACATTCGCCTTTATTTCGAGTTTTAAGTTTGTTTTGAGATAACCGTCGATTTCCTCTATAAGGCCGTGTAGCTCCCCTTTATCGTCCGACAGAATAATGATGTCGTCCATATATCGCAAGTAAAACTGCACGCCCTTTTCTTCCTTTATCCAGTGGTCAAATTCGTTGAGGTAGAAGTTCCCCAAAAACTGACTTGTATAGTTCCCAATCGGAAGCCCTTTCGGATAGCTGTCGATAACCTCGTCCAAAAGCCATAGCACGCCCTCGTCCTTAAACTTCTTCCGCAATAGCCTTTTCAGAACCTCTTTGTCTATGCTCGGAAAAAACTTTCTTACGTCTAACTTCGCACAATACTTCGGTTTTTCGGACAGATACTCACGGAGCTTTTTCAACGCCTTATGCGTTCCCCTGTCAGGTAAAGCCGCATAGGTCTGACTGATAAACTGCTTCATAAAACACGGCTCTAAAACTTGTATCAACGCCCAGTGGACTATCCTGTCTGGATAAAACGGCAAGTCGCATATTGTCCGCTCTTTTCCGTTATCGTTGATTGTAAACTCAAAATAGCGTGATGTCCGATACTTCTTCGTTTTCAACAGCCGTTGTATCTTTAAGGCGTAAAACTCTTTGTTCGCTAAAACCCTTTCGATTTCCCGAACCTTTCGCCAGTTCTTCACCCTTTTATACTTCGCAATTTTGCCCCGTTGAGCGTTGTTTATCGCTAAAAGTATATTGTCGATGTCAACGACTTTTGTCCACAAATTTCCGTATCTTTTCATCTTTGTTTCTCCTGCCGCACTTTCAATCACTTACTAACACGGCGTTAGGAATTTTTATGTTTTGCCAAGAGGCAAGGACTGCCGTTCCAAATCTTGTACTTTTGAAACAAAGTTAAACGTGTCCCGATATTATTATTCGAATTCGAGGTCGAATTATTCACATTCAATTGAAACGTGTCAGCATTCGTGTCATTATTCCAATTGTCTCCGAAATAAGCGACTTTTTATAAAAACGGAACGACAACCCTAATTATATTTCTGCAGATTTATATAATTCTTAATAGTTTTAATAGTTAAGATTGAGAAACGCAAGATAAACGCGCCCCGATAGTACCACCCGAAGACGAGGCCGAATAATCCACACTCAAACGAAACGCGCCAGCCCTCGCGCCACTACTCCAATAGCCCCCGAAATCAGCGACATAGACCGAGCTACCTACGTTAAGGTAAGCATAGTCGCAATAATATGTGCTCTGTGAACCTGATGTTTGAAGCGGAGCAAAGCCCAGTCTGCGAGAGCCTTGTGCTTTCGACATATAGCCCGATAATGAGCTCTCAATCGTTTTTGCGGCCGTGTAACCGTCGCAGTTGTCGTTATAGTTTCCGTTCGCCGTGTATGCCGTGTAGTTCTTTGTGGCTATGCCGTCAACCCATTCGTAAATGTTACCCCAAAAGTCTTCTATGCCCAAACACTTGACCTGAACAGAAGCAGAGGTCGAGCCGTAGTTTACGCCGTTTGAGTTCGCTCCGCCTGTGTTCTTCTTTGAGCTGCTGTTCGTAACGCCTGCACCCAAAGCCGATTGCGAGTTGAGGTTCTTGAACAGCAATATGTAAAGGGCTTGCCTCAACATAAGCTGATACCACTGAGTTTGTTCGTAGCCCTCGCCGTTCGCCTGCGCATAGGTTCTGAACGTTCCGATTGTGTTTGAAACCGACGGTGATTTTCCGCTTAAAGACCGCAATTTGCCGTTGAGAACATAACCTTTGAACGCTCCGACATAGAACTTCGAATAAGACTTGCCTTTATAGACAAAAGCGTCGTCGTAAACGCCCTCAACCGTTGCGTCGTTTGTAATCGTAACAGTGGTTAAGCCTTGCGCGTCGGTGGACATTCCTAAATACATTTTCGGAAACTCTACCATACAATCGCCAGCGTCGCCGCTTACGATGTCCGCAGGAGTGCCGTCCTCAAACTCTAAATAGTTGTTCGGATTGAGATAACCGACAACCGCTCTGTTTTTTACCAAACAAGGCTTAATCTCGTTGAACGGCCACTTGTCTGCCCACGAACCCCAGTTGAAACTGTCGCCCATTGTCGCAGGAGTAAAGCCTGCACAATCGCCTGTATAGGTTACCGCTTCCGTCGGACTTGACTTCGTGCTGTCAATCGTGTAGCTGAAAACATACTTGCCTCCTGGTTTCGGTGGAACAATCCCCTTAAACACTTCGTTTGCGGCCGTTAAAAAAGTCGCTCCGCCGCCCTCGCCAATCGCCGTTTTTATCTTTCTTATCCTTTTGTCGACTTGTTCCCAAGTAGCCATTATTCAGTCGCCTCCACTTCTTTGATTTCGACAAGGTCAAACGCCTTGCCCTCGTTGATAATTATAGCCATATCTCCAACGGCCGTGAACGTAAACACGCCGTCAACATAAGCTCCAACCGCTCCGTCATAGATAACGAACGATTCGCCCACGCTTCCAGTTTCCACGACAAGCGTCGGAATTGCTACCCCCTCTGCCGTCGGAGTAAAGGCCGCAATCGCGGTCAATTCTTGTTCCGCTCCGTTGTAGAGCCATTTCACAAGATAGCTCTTTGTGTCTTTTATGCCTATCGCATAGTTAAGCTCTTTCGTTTGCGGATTTGCCGCGTCGGTCGTCAGAGGTAAATAAACAGGCTCGACAAGCTGATTGATGTTCGGAAGCGTTCCGTCAAAGTTGTAGTCGATAGATTTTAAGATAAGGTCGATTTGTTCGTCGGTATAAGCCACCGCCGCACCGCTCGGAACGGCCACGAGCTTTCCGTCTTTTATCTTCGTCGAAACGCCGTCGGGAAGAATTATGCCTGCCTTATAGTTTGTCGCCGCCCTCGGTTTGATAACGCCCTTTTCGTTGACTTCCATAGTGTTGCCGTCTGGAATAACGCCGCCGAGAGAAGAGTAAGTCGCAGGGGAAAGTTTGAAAACCTGACCTAAACTGTCCCAACCGTCTGGATGTGTTAAGCTTTTTCCAACCCACGCATAGTTGATTCCGTCGGGATGGATAACTTCCCAAACGTCGCCGATTTCTGCCGTGTCCGATTTCGTCAAAAGGTCTGCGTAAGTGTCAACAGAGCCTTTGAATTGATAAACGCCTGTTATATCGCGTTTCAAGTCCGCAACGTCTTGTTCGAGCGTGTCGGTTCGGTTTTCTAAAGCGTCAATGTCGGTTTGCGCCTGTGAAAGGCCGACGGTGTTGTCAGCTATCTTTTTGTTTGCCTTGTCGAGTTCGGCGTTCGTTTGTACGATTTGACCTTGTAGGCCGTCTATTCCCTCTTCGAGCCTTTGTATATCATCCGACCACGTTTCGCCGTCATAGTTTACGTTTCGCAGAACCTTTCCCAAAACCGCAACCGAAGCAAGCACTCTTTCGTTCTTCCAAACCGTCCCCGTGTCAGAAGTGACCAAGTCAGCCGCAACGAATAAAGCCGAGATTTCCAAAGAACCCTGCAATCCCAAAATGCCGCTCGTATCGGTGATTGTGTAAATCCACGCTTTCTCGGTGGAGTTGTAACCGATGTTGAGCGGTCGGATAGTAAGGCCGTCCTGCCTTTTGCAGGCGAGCTTCACCCACTTTACCTCTGGCCACGCAATGACGGCTCCTGTGTCGTCCACAAAACTGAATTTGATTTGATTGACGGCAAGTTCGCCGCTTCCGTTTTGGACAAAGCGGTTATCTTCTACCTTGTAAATATTGCCGTTGCTTTTATAGATATAAATTTTCATAAGTTTACCTCGTTTTTATTGTAACACCCGAAAAACCGTTTGTCAACCCCAAACATACATATTTTCGGAACGGTTATTGATTGCGACGAATAAGTTTTCCTCTCCGTCGCCGATTGCGAAAGCCATATATCCTGCCGCAATTATGGAGTTTGTCAGGTCGTTGACTTTGACTTTCAAAACAACCCTCTTTGCCGTTTCGTTAAATTCGTATTCGAAAATATCCGAAACCGCCAGTTCTGTCGCATTGAAATAGTTTGTGCCTTTTACCCTCGTTATATCCATTCGGGAATATTTCGTTTTGGAAATCCACGCCGTGAGCCTCGCCGGTTCTGTTCCGACAAGAGCGTTGTTTGCCGCAAAGCCTGTGCCTATGATATGAGCGTTATTCGTGCTTTCAAAGTCTAAACAATACTTTGCCGTTATGGCCTGTTCCCTGTCTTTGTTGTAGTAAAGCGCACGCCTCGTTGTAATGTTTTTGACAAATCCAGTCGCAGAAGAGGCCGCAGGGAGCTTTTTAATAACTTCGGTTTTCCCCTCAACCGTCATTGTTGAAAAGTCAATCGCCGTGCCGAGCCGAATTCCGATTCTTGTAAACTCGCCGTTGTCGTCAACGTATGGACAATAAGCAACCTTTTTGCCGCCTATCCAGTCAAAGATTTTTTTATTCTCCGTGACCGAAAACCCTGCCGTGTAATTGTCGTAGAATTTCGACTGAAACACGCTCGTTTGTCCTGCTCCGTAGTTCGCCGTCGGGAGTAAAAAGTTTTTTGCAAGGTCTGTGCCGTAAGTGTCAATCGAAGCATAGCCGACTTTCGCGTCCGAAACATCTTCCCCGAACAACCCTCTTATAAGTTTCGTCAACGCATAATGACTAACGATAGGCGAGGCCTTTTTCTTCGCTTCCCATTCCAGAGCCGTGCCGATTCCAACCGTTGCTCGCATTGTCAAAATCGTTTCAAGCCCAGTCTGTGGAATCGTGAAAAGTCTTATTTCCCTGTTTATTCCGATTTTTTGATTGATGTTGTTGTAGTTTTCGGTCAGGTAATAGCGAACGTCTATATAATCGTCGAACGCTGAAAACTCACGCTTCCAAACGATAAAGCCGTTTATTCTTCCCAAAAGCGGCCACATCCCTGCAAAGTTCGGAACAGTGTCGTCATAAACAAGCTCCGTGTTTCCCGTCCTTAAAAGTTTACCCGAGAGATTGTTTCCGTATCTGTAAAGGTCAGGCGTTGCGGTTTGTTGGTTCGAAATGATTTGCAAGCGTTTTTCTGCCGCCGTTGCTTCGGGTTTCAAAAGCTCGACGGTCGTGTCAATCGTCGGAACGTAAGTAATCGTCCAGAGTATGCCGTATAGGTCGGAATAGCTCTCGCTCCAAAGTGCAGTCGTGTTCGAATACCGAACGTCAAGGCTGTCAATGTCGGTCGTCGGATATTTCACTTTCGCCCACGCTTTCAACGCCTGTTTCAAAACGTTTTCGTAGTTCGTCATAGTGAAAAGGAAAAACTTATAGGTTGAAACAACGGACTGCTCCGTTTGTCCCCTTGTGTACGCCATATAGTTGTTCTTTTCCGTTTCGGTTAAAGTTTGATAGTATTCGCTGTCAACGAACCATTCCGTGAAGTCGATTTGGAAGTCCGACATATTTTCTATAACGAGCGACGGAACCCAAGATTGCGCAATATACTTTCCGAACGCAACGTTTTTTGACAAGGTAAAGGCGGCCTTTGTTATGTACTCAACAGGGAACGCAAAAAGAAACTCTGCGTCGTTTGTCGAGGCCGAGGCCGTCCTTGCCTTTAAGGTGTTGACTTCTGTAACCTCTCGCGCTCCGACTGCGTTTTTCACGTCGGAATAAATACTTCCGCAAAAGTCGTCAACGTTATTGCTCCGTGCAATCGTTATCGGTTCGATTGTTTCGATATCGGAATATTCCGTCAAAGAAAAATGGCCGATTTCGATTTTAAGCGTGTCGCCCCACTCTGTGATTGTTGCCTTTGCCCTGCTATCGAATGCAGAAAAAATAGCGTCCAAAACCTCTCGGAGCGTTCCCGACATTTTGACTTCTTCCGCTTCGTACTTTGCCAAAACTTCCGCTGTGGCCGTGGCGACGGAAAACTCGACGGCTTTTGTTTCGCCGAAAACAGCCATTTCGACGTTCTGCAATAGCTTGTTGACTTGCTGTTGCATTGTGTCTTTCGTGTTCGTCAGAATTGCGGCTTGTAAAACAAACTTTTCCAAAATCTTTGTCTGCTCCACTAAAACAAGCGTATGTTTCCATAATCCTTGTTTATCCGCTGGTGTTACGTTATCCGCTCCAACGCAAAAATCGAGGTAGTTCACCCCGAGTTGAATAAACGCTATTCTTACTTTTGTAAACGGCTTTATCGCCGCTCCGCTGTTTGAGTAAACGACAACGGTCGCCGTGGCCAAAGTTATGCCGTCGGCCGCCTGTGTAACGGTGAAGCCCTGCTCCGCCTGTTGTTCTACGTTGTTTATTAAAACCTTTATCATCTACCGCCCCTCTGTGAAATGTCGCCCAGTCTTTCACGCAAAAACGCAACCTCTTGTTCGTTCTTCCTTAACTCGACAGCTTTATTCGCCGCCGTAATGCCCAAAGCCGCAACAGTCATTGCCGCGCCCAACGGAGAAGAAAACGCCTGCCCAACGAGCGTTGCCGCCGAAATCGCTTCGTTTATGGTCGTCTGCCGCAAGTAATCGCCTGTCAAATCGCCATAGCCTGAAACCGCCCAAGTGGCCGCCTTTTTTGCAAACTGTACGGCAATCACTCTGCCCACGCTCTTATCCTCTTTTTCTTTCTCTTTCGGAGTTTGAGTGGTGGACGGACTTTCCGTGTCTTTCACCTCGGTTTCGTAAACGGCTTTAATCGGTATAACATACGCGTTTTTTTGCATAAAATCACCTCGTCAAAGTTAAAAGATAATAGCCGCCGTCCTGCGCATTGACTTTTGTCAGAGAGTACGATTGCGCCGTAAAAGTTTCCCCCTCGGCGGTGTAAACAATACTCTTCCCTGCCAGTCCCTCACCGTTCTTGTCGTCGTAAAGCTCTTTGAGGAAAATCTTTTGCAGATTGTCGTCCGCCGCCGCCACTATGGACAGCGTGCAGGTCTTTGAGTTGTTGACTTTGGAAAACTCGAGGTCTTTCTTCCCCATAGGTAGCCTTTGAGCAAAGTTCGGATTCGAGCCGTTTTGCTGTTGAAAACAATACTTCAACGGATAGGAAGTGTCGCCGATTTTGAGCGTTCCTATTATTCCGCCCAAATAAGCGTTTGGCGAGTATTCCGCCGAAACATACCACGAACAAACCACCGCTTTCGGCGTTGCCCCCTTTGTGTAAATATCAAACGGAGTTGCGAAAGAGTAAATGCCGAACGATAGCTTTGTGTAAATTTTTTGCCCGTCAATCGTGAATTGCAAAAACCCCGTTTGCTCTTCCGAGATTTCCGCAATCGCTTTTCGCACTTCGTCAATCTTGTTTACGTCGAAAACGAGCGTAAACAGAAACGGACACTTTGTTTTTTCAACGCTCGGGATAACCGAACGTTCCGCCCCTCCGACTTTCGACAAAAGGAAAATGGAATCGGGCTTGAGAAAAAGTGCGTCCGTTCCGACATCTTCCCGAACGATAATCTCCTGCGGTTCGGTCATTGTTTCGGCGCCCACGGTGTAAACTTTGTCAAGTTTCGCGTGCAGACATTCTGCGATATAGTTTGTAAAAAATGTTTGAAAAGTCATAGCTCTGCCGCCTTGTCTTGCTGTCTTTCATAAAGACGCTGTTCGTTTTCCATTATAAGCTCCCTCGCCTCTTCGTCGGTAAGGTCGCCGCCGAGGATTTGCCGCATTGTTTCCAGTGCGGAGTTTATCCCCCTTTCTATCCAACCCTCATTCGGATTGTTCCCGTGCTTCCACGGTTCGTTTGTTTTAATCGCCACATAGTTGACGGTCGTATCTTTGTTTTCATAAGGCGTGGTTTCGTCGCCTATGCCGACAAAAACACCCTGCTCCGTTTCGTAAACCCTTATCGAGTTGCAAAGGTTGCCCGTGTCGTAAGGGCATATTGCTTTGAGAGCCGAACACAAAAAGTCCGCCGCAAGGAATAGCCTATCCCGTATCATACAAGCGTTAAGGTGAAAACCTTGCTGTTTGCCGAACGTGAGGACGGCCGCACATAAACGCTCTCGACCGAGTAATCGTGTCCGTTCCACTCTACCACATCATCAGCCAAAACCCCCTCAAGGACTTTGCTTTCGGAGAAAAGCGTAACGGAACGACGAGGGGACAGAAGTCCAACCGTTGGCGAAATTTGCTCTTCTCTGCGGTCTTTTTCCCACGCTTTGAAAGGCTGAACCTTGTATTCCTCAATGTTCGTTTCTCCGTCCAAAACGCGCCTTTTAAGATATGCCGTTCTAAAAATCACTCAAATCACCCCACGTTGTTCTTCCGCCTCTGTATAAAAGGCCGCCGACAGACAGTTCCAACCTCGCCATAGGTGCGAGATAACGCCGCAAAAGCTCGTCTTCGCTTATCGTTGCGTTCGTGTCAAAGTTTATGCCGACAATCGTTGTGAAGTCGCCCACCTTCGTCCAGTAAAACGCTTGCTCGAGCTTCGCATTGTAAAACGCTTCTTTCTGCTCTTCGGCCAGTCTTTCCTCACGGAACGTCGGATTCGTTCTTTTGACATAGAGCGTTATATGCCTATCCACTCTGTTGACAAACGCCACGTCCTGCATAGGTTCGGGCATTGCTTTCAGAACGTCAGACAGGTTCTCGCCGAATCGGCTTTCGTAATCGTCCAAAAACTTTTGAGCTTCCGTTATTGTCATTTTTGCCACCTCTTATAAAAAGTCAGGGGCAGGGGAATTCCCCCACCCCCTTTTGTTTAGGTTTTTAAGCCGCAGCTTGTGCGTGCAGATAAATACCTGCGACTTTGTTGTCATAGACGAACTCGTCGTGATAAATCCTGTACTGGAATTTGTACGCGTCCATTTCTTGGTTTTCGTCAGGAGTGAAAATTCTCAAACGAACGTGTTTTGCAACAGCGATAACCGCAGATTTTGCGACAATCATAAAGTTGATTTGAGCGCCGTCGTCAGCTTTTGCGAAACCGCCAGTGTCGCCCGTGGTGTTGCCTGCTTTGACGTCAATCTTGGTGTAGAAGCGGCTTTCAGGAACCTGAACCACTTTCATTCCGTCGAACACGTCAAAGTTTCTGTTAAGGTTGGTGTCGCCGTTTGCGAAACGGTAAGGCTGAGCTCTCTTCAACATCTGATAAACCGCAGGAGTGAGATAGAGGATTCTATCTTCGAGCGGAACTTCGTCGTTGGTGAGTTTTGCCATTGCGTCGTCGATTGCCGCGCCAACGGTTGCGTCGGTCAAAGTGCCAGCGGTAGCTTTGGAAATGCCGGCTTTCTGTGCCAAAGTGGCGAAACGGTAAGCGTCGATTTCAGGAACGACTTTCTGACGGATAAAGGTTCCCAAAAGGTTGCCGGCCATAACGTCGAGGGTTTCCTCGTTGTCCATAACGTCAAGGTTAAATTCCTTGCCACGGTCTTGGGTGAGATTCATGCTCTCCCAGTTAGCGGTAACGGAGCCGTCGGTGAAGCCGCTGTTTCTCGAATAGTTCGAAAGCGGGTCAAGTGCGACTTTCAAAACCTTAACGGTTTGTGCGCCGTCGAACAGAACAGGAGCGCTCTCGAGGTCGACGGTTTTAGAAGCGGTTTTATACACTTCGTCCAAAAGCGGTTGATATTTTTCCGCAAGTGCAATAGAGTTTGCCATAATTTTAATCTCCTATAATTTTTTAGTTTTTACTTAAGCCCGAAAGCGGTTCGCATTTTTGCGTCGTCCCCATCTGGCGGCGGAGAGATTTTCTTGCCTGCCTTGATAGGTTCTTTCTCTGCGAATAAATCGGGATATTTCTCTTTCAAGCCTTTGAGCTGTTCTTCAAAACCGTTGAGCTTTTCGCCCTCAAACGTGAGTTTGTCCCTTTCAACAAAACCTTGCAAGAGTTCAGGATGTTTCGCTCCTGCTTCTTTCAGGCCGTCAAAAACGGAGTGTTTCACTTTGATTTCCGTTAAGTTCTTTTCGTAGTTCTCGGCCGCCTTTTGATTTTCAGCCGTGAGCTTTTCGATTTGCGCCTTGAGTTCAGCGTTCGACTTGTTGCTGTCCGCAAGCTCCGTCAATTGTTTATCCCTTTCGGCCAGTTGGGTTTGAAGCTCTTTTACCTTGTCGCTTTCCTCTTTCAGTCTGCTGTGAGGTATAAAGTTCCCGAACCCGACGAAAAGGTCTTTTTCGTCTTTCAGCTGTTCAGACAAAGAATTGTAGATGTCCTCGGTCAGTTTGCCTTTGAGTTGTTCAAAATTTGCCATATAAGCCTCCTCTACGGTGTTTTACGTCGTCGCCGACGATTGAGTTTCTTTTATGTCAAATAGCTGTTTTCGCCAGCCATTCGTTTTTATATAGTGTATCTGTAAGGATAAATCGGCCGCCCGTTCATTAACGATTTTTTCCGATAAATCCGTTCTAACCTTTCAGCTTTGGCCGAGAGCCTGTCGGCTTCCTTTTCTCCGCCGCTCGCCCTCATAACCGCCGCCTGTTGTTTCACTTTGTAAATTTCCGTTTCGTAAGTTCTTTGCATTCGGTCAACCGCATATTCCCGTTTGATTTCCGCTTCTGAATATTCCTGCGGAGCTTTCTGCCCTATGTAAGCGATAACTCTGTGTCGGCAGTTGAAACCGCTTAAAATGCCGTTTCCGTCGTTATTTACCCCTCGCATAGCGTTTTCGATAGGTTCGTAACGATTGCCGTTTTCCACGCCGTATGTGCCGTCTAAACTATATAACCGCCCTTGCCACTTTGCACACCTCGGCGAGCAGTTTGGATGAGAAGTCGTCCAGACTAACCGAACGCCCTTTGCTTTGAGTGCGGCGAGGTCTTCCATATTCGCCTCAAACCTGACCGCCATTTCCGCTCTGTTGCGGAGAGAAACGACATAGCTTTCTCCGTTTCGAATATCGCCTGCAATCGGCGGTTCTGCCGCCAACGCTTCCAAAGCAATTTGAAGTTTCCTTTGATAGTCCGCAATGATAGGAACACCGAAGCTCTTTCCGTCGTTGAGATACCGCCTGACCTCGCCCAAAAGCTGTGAACCTTTCGCCTGTCCGTAATCGCTGTTAGCAAGATTGTTGTTCAAAATATTGTAAGTATAAGCGAGATACCAGTTCCACTTTTTTGCGGAAGCGACAAGTGCCTTTTTCGTAACCTCTCTTTCCTTTGGGTTTTCAATCGTTTTGCAATAATCCGAAATGAGTTTTGCAAGGCTTTTCGACAGCTCTGCTTGCGGCCGCCCCTCTGCGTTCGACTTCGCTATCTCGGTTTTAATATCCGCTATGACTTTATTGAGAGCAAGCAAAGAAGCCTGCGCCTTATCTTTCGCCAACATCTCCGACCTCGTTTATCAGACTGTCAAGCTCGGGAAGAGCGTTCGGGTTGTCAACACTCATTCCCTGTTCAATCTTTATAAGGTTGAGTTCGTTTTGGAGTTCGTCCTCGGACATATTCTTGTTGACATGTCGCACGACGTTTTCCAAAGAAACAATCTTTTGCATATAAGCGTTGCCCCAATCGGTCAAAAGCTCTTTTTGCGTGTCTTGGACGTAATCGCCAAAGTCAACCGAAACGGCGGTGTTCTCGTAATCGAGCTGGTCGATGTCAAACGGAAGTCCAACGTCTGCGTGTTGTTTTATCCACGACGTAAGCTCCAAACACCTCGTCAACATATTTTCCAAAAACGGCGTCCAAAGCTGGACTTTCATTTTCCTTGTGTCGATTGTGGTCTTGTTTCTTTCCTGCTGACTTTCCGCAGAAGCCGAAACGCTTTCAAGTCCCGTTATGCCCAAAGCGAACGGAGATAGCCCTGCAACGTTTATTGCGTTCGTAAGGTAGAAACGCAATTTTTCCATAAGGGACTGATACTTGTCGGGAATTTGCGTCCACGTCATTTGGTCGGTGCTCTTTTGGTCGGGGTCTGATATAACCTTGACAAACTTTTGTGTGAAGTCGTCCCGTAGGTCGTCCTTTAATACGGTTTTTCCGTTTGCGAGTTTTACCTCTTTTTTCGGAATCATATTGTCAGGGATATAAACCTTTGTTTTGTTCGTCCTTGTTTCTTCCGACAGCTCCGAAACGATTTCGTCCAGTCCGTCAAAGCTCGGAATTGCACCCTCATAGTCGGAAGCACCATAAGGCGAGTTCGGGAACCTCAACGACGGCGTTTTGTTCGGCTTCTCGAAAGCCAACAGCCCTTGAATTCCCTCAAACGTTACTTTCGGGTTTTCTGCCAAATCGTAAGTCTGCGGAATTGCCGTCAACGGAACCTCTTTATCGGCTCGCCAAAGCGAATACTCGATTGTAGCGTCGCCCTTTTCGTCCCTGCCGTATCTTTCGTGCAAACAATACTTGTCGCCCTTGTGTTCGAGGTAAGATTTGAAAACGATTGCAATCGTCTTTCCTCTTTCCTTTTCTACCCTCGCTTGCGTAACGTCGCAACATTCGAGAATCGGAAGCGGTGAAAGGTCGGTGTCCACGCTGAATTTGTAAAAAACGTGCCCTGTTACACTTTCCGAAACTGCGCCCTTGATAAGCTCTTTGCTGAAACCTATCTCGTCAAAAACCTCTTTCAGAACGTCCGTGGCCGCCTTTGTCTTTTTTTCGTCTATTTCGCCCTCATTGAAAACAGTCGCCTTTATGATTAAAGGATTGCCGAAAAGAATGTTCGCCATAGCGTTTGAAATCCTGCTCGGCAATCCGCTGTGTATCATTCGGTTTCCGTCCGGAACTCTGCGCCAGAAGAACGAGTTTGTCCCGATAATCCAAGTATGATACAAAAGCCGTAAGGCGTAAGGATTTCCTTGCGCCCAAATCTTATACTCCTGTATGGTTTGTGAAAAGTCCTGTTCTTCGCTTATCCCTAACCTCGCCGTCAACGCTGGATTAAACTCAAACTCTTTTCTGTATCTTTCCATATCCTCGTTAAACCTCTTGTATCGCCTGTTTCTGAAGTAATCTCTAATTCTCATTGTTTGACCTCAAAAATGCTCGCATGTGCCTTGTCAAGCCGTACTCCGCACTGTCCATTATGTCGTTCTGCGGTTCGTTCAAGTCCTCACGTTTTTGCCCTTTCTGCCCCTCTGCCCACTTCGCCATTCTGTAAGCGTTATAGGCTTTGCGGCCGCCCTCGTTTTTGTTAAACACTATCCTGCCAGTTGCAAACCCGATTATAAGCATATCTATTCGCTCTTTGATTGTAGCCTTATAGGAACCGATGACCGGCGGTAAATGTTCTTTTTTGAAGCGTGTTTTCAAGTCCTCAATGTAGTTCTGTTCCGCACTGTCAACCGCAACATAGCTTATAGGGACAATCTGTCCCCACCTCTGTATAGCCGCAATCAGCTTTTCCGTCTTCGCCGCATAACCGCACTGTTGAAACTCCACAAGGTCGCAGATACAAACCTTTGAATAGTCAGGTTTCCAGCCAATCAAACAAACGGAGTTCTTCGCCCTCGTTGCGCCTATGTCAACTCCAACACCCCACTCTGAATATTCGAGCGTGTCCACGTCCTCGAATAGGTCGTCCGACATATACTCAATGAAGATGTTGTCGTTCGGCGTTCCTCTTTCGCCTAAAATCTTTATCGTGTAGTAATAGCTCCCTTTCGGATAAATCCTTTCGGCGGCGGCTATCTTTTCAGGCGTCATTATAGGATTGTCGGCCATTGTGAAATGCTCGTATAACCAGCCTTTCGTTTTCGGCGTTCTGTCCATGTCTGCTCTTATTGAGGCAGGGACATCGCCCACCGTTTCGCACCTGTTGATGTAGTCGGTGTAAATGTAATGCGTCGGAGCGTCGCCGTTCAAAGTCCAAACCGTAAGCGGATTGTCAAACGAAACTTGCCTTGCGAAGCATTCGTCTATAAACTGTTTGTTCGCAACGTTTACCTCGTCAACAAAAATGTTTTCTATCGACAAGCCGACGATGTTCGTCCACTTCGATTTGTCCGCATACCCTGCCAAAAGGATTTTTTTAACCCCTTTCGGCGTTTCCATTCTGACATAAGACCGCCCCACTCTGTCCTTTTCCAGTGAGCAGTATTCGGGATATAACGTCAAAAGCCCGAGTTCGTCCTCGAGTATGTTGTTTTTTATCGTGTCAAGGTCTTTGCCTGCAATGAGGTGTAACGGAGCGTCGCTGTCGTAAACCTTGTAAAAGAACAGCTGTTTCGCTATAACCGTTTTTGACGACCTTATCGTCCCCTCAAAAACAAACAGCCTTGTCGTTGGTCTTAAACCGATTCGGAGCGTGTCAATGAGCTTTTTATTCGGCTTCAGCATCTTTCTTTAGCTCGGTAAGAACGGCCTTGACGTTGTCGTTCTCAAGAACAAGCCTTTGCGGTTCGACATTCTCCCTTTGGCCTAAAATCTGCTTGCCTAAAAAGATAGCCATTGTGGCGGAAGTTTCCGCAAGCTTCATCTGGATTCTTCGCAGGGACATTCTTCCCTCGGCCTTGCCTTTTTCGAGTGCTCCCAAAAAGACCTCTTTATTTTGAGCGTTGAGCAAGGTTGTGTCGGTAGTTCCTAAACAGCTTGCTATTTCATCATTTGTGCATTGAAGTCTGCCCAAAGCCTGAACGAGGTCAATCCCTGCCTGATTGAGTACAAGCAAGGGACGACCGCCAGTTTGTTGTTTATCAAAAAATGTGTCTTTGTTTTTGCCCACGTCCGAACCCCTCTTTATTCGTATTCGACAAAGTAAGCCAGTTTTGAGCCCGTAACCTTTTCCTTTACGATTTTGACCTTATAGCCGTTTTTAATCAGTAAAAGCGCGAGCTGTTCGCTGTCTTCCTTTTTGTCAATCTTAATGCGTGTCATACTCCACCTCTCTTTATTATATATTCGGTTTTGCCGTTTGTCAACCCTTTATGACAAATTTTTTATCCGTTGATAGTTTGATAGCCGACAAGCGAAAAACCGCTGTAAATCAAAACTACCGTGTATTCTTCGCTAAAAGCGAAATATCCATTGCTTTTCTTTGCCGTATAAATGACCGTTAGTTTATAGGCCGAAACCCTCGTTCCGTCTGTTGAGCTTTTCCAGAAACAGATTCGTTCCGCATTGATTGTTCCGTTTATCTCTCTGTTGCTTTTCCATATCTCAACGGCTTTGTTCTTTTCTACGTTTTTTACTCCGCTTATTGCTAAAAGCAATAACGCAACGACTATTGCCAGTGCTATGAGTGTTTTTGTCCTTTTTTTCATTCTTTCTTTCCCCCTTTATCTTTCAGACAACCGTCCGTGAATGGATTTTGCGTGCAGTCCGTCCCCGACCACGCAGGGCAGTCTTTGCACATTGTTTCGACTTCTTTCCAAGTATCCGTGTAATTCTGCCAGCCCTTTTCTGCCTTTGCTTTTTCCCGTTGTTCGGCTTTCCACCGCTCGTTTTGATAGTCGGCAATCGCAAAAAGTGCGAGCACCGTTCCCGAAACAAGGGCTATTGAATACGTGAGCGTTAAGACAACCGTCGGCCATGCAAAGTGGAATTCCGGAATAAGCTCCACGGCGAACCATACGCCGAACGCCATTATCGCCAAAAGCACGATTATGATAAATATCATATTGTAAAGTTTTCTTGCCATTTTTTCTATCTCCTATTGCGTTTTTTGTGTTTTCGCCTTACATAACAGTTACGCCTTTCCGAGCCTAACCAAAGTTCATAACGCCGACATATCCAGTTTTTTGTTTCTATATCGTCTGCCGACATTCCGCGACTATTCAAAAGTCTTTCAAGGTTCATTTTTACCGCTCCTTAACATAGCACCACGGCGCACACGGGCGTTTCATAGGCACTGTGCCGTCAAACCTGCCAAACTCGCTTAACTCTCTCGGCCTGTCGTAAATCTTTAAGTCGGATATATGCCAGCCGTAAAGGGTTTTTAATCCGCCATAAGCGTTTAAGTCATCGTTCGTTAAACAACTCAATTTTAGAATTTCCTCGCGCATTTCAAATCCGCGTAACCCTAACGGCGTTAAAAACATAACCTTATCGCAGATAAACTCACCAATTACTTGACCTATTCTGTAACGCCCAAGTACGGAAAAACCGTGTACTCCTTTTGTGCTGTTTGTTTCATAAATATAACATCTAAAAGGCGGCTCGATTTTAGGACGCGTTTTTCTTACTTCTATTGTTTTTTCTCCTGCCGCTATTGCTTCACACCATTTCGGGCGAATACTGATTAAAACACTTTTCATTCGTCTTTCTCCTTGTATAGAATAACCACCAAACAGCCGTCATAACACGGGCAAGGAATAATGTTCAGCACATTTTCATACCCGATTGAATTTATAACGTTTGCAATGTCTTTCGGCTCTGTCGTAATTTCTTTTACTCTCATTCTTCTACCTCCACAATAGTGTTAACTTTCAGAACACAAAGCGGGCGCACGCCGCCGGGAGTAAAGGTTTCGGCTAAGTGTAAAGTGGCGTCCTTCCAGACAGTGCGAGTCAAGAACGAGTTTTCCAAACTGTCCGCAGTGATTATCCAGTACCACTCGTCGTTTTTTGAGTTTGGATTATAGCAGTTTGGAATGAGCTTTCTGTATTTGCGGTATTCGTCGCAAGTCAAGAGCGATACCGTGTCCATACAGTGTCCATATTCGGTCATTCCGTCGTCGGTTGTCAGGTCGCGGTCGAACAGAGCTAATGCGCTTGTGTCGATATACTTTCTAATAACGCTTGGGAGCGTTTGTCGGAGCGTTGAAGTTGCCCAGTTGTTTCGGTTATCCTCAACATCGTCAAAGCGTTGTTCGTTAGGCAATACGTCTGCCGCAAGGCACAAACTGCCGTTGTGGGTGGCGGCGAGTTTTATAAATTCTATCTTGCCGAATTTGAATTTGCTTCCGATTTCAACGTCTTTAATTTTCTTTTTCATTTTCTACCTCCTCGATGAGGTTATCTATATAACCGGTATATGCCCAACCATTCGGTGCGCTATTTAGTTTCTCTTTCAACTCTTTAAGCACATCAATTTTAGCGTGTTTTTGTGCTGTTTTTACAAAATCACAAGTCAATCTCGCTTCAAGTTTCTTGGCCAGTTCGCAATTTTCGTCGTTCAATCGCTCAATTTCGGCTTGTTGCCAAGATTGCAAATTTTTCAGCTGTCTGATTTGTTCTTTTGCTTCGTCAAACTGGCCTTCAAGTCCTCTGACTTGCCGTTCCAGCTGTTCTATTTTTCTGTCACGATACGCGACTTCGGTGTTAAGCTTGTTGATTTCGGCCTGCGAAGCAGAATTGTTTTTGTTTATGCTGAACTGCACTTCGTCCACGATTTCGCCTTTAATTGGCATTTCGTCGTCGCGTTCGATTTTGGACAGCGTTACCGTCAGGTCGTATAACGCACTCCTTTTTTCAACTCGAATAATGTGCATAAGGCTGTCAAGAGTGCTCACTTCATATTGCCTGACTGGCAAAAAACTTGTTTGTTCAATAGTTGCTGTGTAAGTTGTCATAATATTATCTCCTATAAATCTATACTTAATTATTTATACTTTTTCTATCATACCTATATCAAACGAATAGGTATTGGTTAAATCCTCTAAATCTTTACAGTTAAAGAAGTTCAACTTGACTTGACCGTTTAATCCCAAATTTACGATTTCCGCATACTTCCCACAAAGCGGTCTCTATCGACAGTGAAGCCGTATAATGTTCGCCATACGGTCTCCAAGCAGTTTAGCCTCCTGTTTATTCATCAAGGTCGAAATAGTCTTCTTCAAGAGTAAATACCTCCCCATAGTAGTCTGCAGGAGCGAGCGTTTTTGCGGAGACATACCCGTCTTCTCCCATTGATACCACTTTTCCTAACCAACCCATCTTTTGAGTTGTTATAACATACTCATTATTGCTCTTTTCGTTCGCAATAATAATATCTCCTACTTTGAACTTAGCCATTTTTTATTTCTCCTATATAATCGCTATAATCTGCGATATAAAGTGTTGTTTTGTGCGGTGTGCCGTCTGCCGCCTTGTAGCGGTGGTCGTAAAAATCAGCATAAATATTGCCGTTGTTCACCGAGATATGTTGATTGCCGATATATTCGAGGCTCTGCAACTCCTCTGGATGGAGGTATCTTTTCAACACCTTCCAGATTTGCTTTTTTGTCCGCTCCTTTACTTCAAGCACTCGGCCGTCCTTGTGATAGAATTTCATTTTGTTCTCCTTTCAGGCCTTAACGGCCTTATTCTTTTTATACTTTAATTATACGCTATTTTTAGTCAAAAGTCAACTATTTTTAATAGTAAAAACCAATCTTTTTTTACTATTTTTCAGAGAAGAAAAAACGGCCGTTTATGACTGCTTTTCTATGAAATCAAAAAACTTTTGCAAAGCCTTTTCTTTGTTTTTGTTCGGTTTCCCGTTGATGTCAACGACGAGGTTTTTTTCGAACAGTTTTGCGACGTCCCTTTGAGCGTTTTTGTAGCCCTGTTTGAGGCCGTCCCGATATCCTTTCGACGGAGCGTTTTCGTTCATTCCGACCTTTCCGCTATCCTGACCGCCGACCGTCTTATTCCGCAACTGATAACCACGGCTCGCCCAGTCTTTTATCGCTTTTCGTTCCGCCTCGTCCAACTCTTCCGAAAGGCAATATTCGACCGTGATTTTATAACCGTTCGGGCTTTTGTCAAACAAACCGTGTTTCCGAATAGACTTGTCGATGTGTTGTTCGTAACCAGTCAGATGTTCCGCAAGCCTCGTCAGAACCTTTTTCGCCTGACCGACATAGGCGTATTTTATGCCGTTTTCTTCTCGGTAAAAAACGTATATGCCTGGACAGTCAACCGCCGCAGGGCAAAGAAGCTGAATCCTGTTTTTGTTCGCAGCTTCGATTGCCTTGAATTGTCGCCAGTTCATTTCAGACATTTATTAACCCCCATTCTGCGAACTTTTCAAAGCCGCCGATTTTGTCGATGTAATCTCGGGCAATTTTGACGATTTCCGAATAAGGCTTGCCGTCAATGGTGGTGTCGCCGATTGCACAACAAAGGTTGGCTTCTTCGCCTGTTCTCTGTGCTTTCAAAAACGCATAGATATTGACCGAAACGTCAGCTTTTGACAGGTCTTTTCCGTGCAGGCCGCCGCCTGTAACCGCTCTGCCCATATCGCTTCCGAGCTTTCTGTTCGTCGCTCCGCTGTCAACGTCGGTTCCGCCTGTCCAGTAGCCCAGCGGATTTATCTTCGTTTTTGTATAGCCATATTGTTCCAAAACACGCCGCAGAATATCGCTGTCGGTGTTGCTCTGACAAACTATCAGTTCTTCGCCGTTTATAATATACTTTCCGTCACTTTTGTTTAGTCCGAATATAAACTTCGCAACCTCTAAAAGTTCCTTTTCTTCGTCGTTCGTCGGAACGCCCTTGAATATGCCGTTATCGCCGCAACGAATTTCTGCCGCCTGATTTGCTGACAAAATGCAATCTTGCGAAACCTCTTTGTATGTAACATATTCAATTCCCGAAATTCTTTTTACCGCCGCACAAACATCTTGTTTATCCAAAGACACGCTCGTTTCTGCAATAATTGCACAATCGCCGTGGCCGATTAGAACCTCGACGGCTATTCTTGGATTTGTTTCTTTCTGATAAGCAAGGTCAACCAACGCTCCTGCTATTCTGTCTGCCACTTTATCAGGGTGGCAAGGGTTTACTTTTTCAAACATTCCGTTCTCCTTTTTTACTTTATTTTTTGCGCTTTTTCGCCTGTCAGCTTTTCCCAACGCTTTATAATAACATCGCAATATTTCGGTTCAATCTCCATTGTGAAACATTGTCTTCCGGTTTGTTCGCAAGCAATAATCGTTGTTCCGCTTCCGCCGAACAAATCTAAAACCATATCCCCCGACCTTGTAGAATTTTCCAAAATTTCCACAAAAAGCCCTATGGGCTTCATCGTCGGGTGTTCCTTGCTTTTTGTCGGACGGTCGAACTCCCAAACGCTCGTGTTTTTGAATTTTCCCTTTCCATAAAATTTATGCGTTTTGTTCCACCCAAACATAAAAGGCTCGTGCCTGTAGTTATAATCCGCTCTGTTCAAAACGATTGATTGTTTAAGCCATATAAGCTCATGTTTGACTTGCCAGCCCGCGTCCCTCATCATCATCATCATCATCATGTGAGTGCCGCCTTGCGGCATAAAGCAATAAACAGAGCAATCGTCGGCGGCGGCTACTCTTGCGTTCTTAAAAGCAGGAAGCCAAAGTTTTTGACCACATTCCTCATCGGAATCGAAATTGTCGTTTTTTATTTTTCTTTCCGTTTTTGCGCCGTCAATATAGTTGACGTTATAAGGTGGGTCTGTTAGGAACAGCTTTATCCTCTCTCCCCCCCCCCTATAAGGGTATCGACATCTGATTTTTTTGTACTGTCTCCACACATGAGCCTATGCTTGCCTAACTGCCATATATCGCCGCATTTGCAAATCGGATTGTTTTCTTCGTCAACTTCTGGAATCTCGTCTTCGATGATTAACAACGGTTCTTCAAAAGATGAAAAATCAAACCCGAAATCAAAACCCTCAAAGTCGAGGTCTTTTAGCTGTTCTTGTAAAATATCCAAATCCCACTCGGCAAACTCGCCTGTCTTATTGTCCAAAATGCGATATTTTTGTTTTTGTTCTTCCGTCAAGCCCTCTTTTACGACAACCTCGCATTCTTCCCTGCCTAACTTTTTCAGAGCTTTCAAACGCGTATGCCCTGCCAAAACGACGTTGTTTTCATCGACGACAATCGGCGAACAATAACCGCATTGCTTAATGCTTTCAGCGACCGCGTCAACCGCTCCGTCGTTCTTCCTCGGATTTTTCCCGTAAGGCTTAATCTCCGATAGTTTCATCTTCTTTAATTCCATTTTTTACCTCTCTTTTATTAAAAATTTTCAAAAACCATTCGCTGATTTTATCTTGATAAACAACAATTAAAGTCATTGCCACGCCTGCCGCAACCCCTATTGAAAGCCACCAGTACCACGAAATGCCCAACTTCGCAAGCAAAGCGACGAGCTTCGTTCCGAATATCGTCCAAAGTGCGGCCATTGTTCGACTCAAAACTTGCACTCCGAAAAAAGTCGAATACCGCATATCCGTCAGCCCTGCCAAAAGACAGAGCAAGTCGTCGGGGAAAACTGGCAATACAAACATAAACATCAACGTTGTTTTTTCTCGGCCTTTCATTTTTACTCGCCACTTTTCGACCGTCTGCGGCTTTGCGAACTTGTAAACGGCTTTCAGACCGAACTTTCGACCTATCCAAAAAGCCAAAACCGAACCGCCGATTTGCCCGACCAAAGTCAGAATCAAACAAAGCCACCAGTCGAATAAAAGACTTCCGGCAACCGTCACCGGCGTTGAGTTTATCGGAATGAACGTTACTTGCAAAAACTGAACCACCGTGTAAACGATAGGCGCAAACGCTCCGCTATTCTTTATTATTTCTATTATTTTTTTTGCCACGCTTGCCCCCTTTGAAATCGTTTATTATCCAACCGATAAACCACGAAACGGCCGCAAACAT